TAGCAAAATGGGTCTGACAACCGCTAGGAGTCCAGCTATCCATGACCACCACACCCGCGATATTGCCCGTTGTATTCTCATACGCCACAATCCCCTGAGTGTCCTTAACCTGCATAGGGTGCGCCCTATCCAGTACCCACTGCCATTCTACCTCAGAATCCATTGCCTTAAACGCTATCATTAGAGGAATCCTCCTGTGTTATACAGGCAATCCCAACCTACAACGCTGATACGAGTTGTTGAATTTCCGTTAATAGCTACTGCAAACGTCCTGCCCATGCCTAACGCCCCTTGAGGAAACGACTTACCCTCAAGTGCAAAGTCCCATAAAGCAGTATCCCAAATAGCCGAATCCCACAAATTATCCCCTGCAGGAGGCACAGAAGCAGGAGGATACACCTCTGTTTGAATTGCGTAGTCATACACCGCACGGACATTGATTGACGCTGATCCTGCCAACACGCCAATAGTGCGTATAAACCCAACACGGTTGAAGTTTGAATGACCCGCTGGAGCCTGGAAACTGGTTAATGTGCGAAAGCTGATAGGCTCCCCCACTTCGGTCAGGGTTTGATTGTCCAAAGTGCCATTGTTGATATAGACCTTTCCGTCAGGACCACCCATGTAATAGTCACCCGACCAACTATCTGCCCCGAATATCGGCACCCCTTCCCAGAACCCCCATGCCATTGTTTGTAGGTTCATGTTGTACTGCAAAAATGGATTGGCGGTGGGTTTTGGCGTAATAATCTGCAAGAACCCGTCAGCAGGGTGAGTGGTCAACTGCCATTCGTAGCTGTTCTTTCCGCTTTCCACATCAGAACGGAGAAAACGGTTTACTTTCTTGGACGGAGCACCTTGTCCTAGCGTATCTCCTCTCAATAACGCATTGAGCGAGGTAATGCCAAACGTAGAAAGAATGAACAAATCAGGCCCGTAGGTTGTCGCAATACGCCTTGATTCTGGTGTCTCACCAATAAACCACGCGCCTCGCGTACTCCACGGGCCAATCGCTGAACCTGACGGCGTGATTTCAGGGTCTTCACCTTGATACACAATGACATCTCCACCTCTGGAGACAGCTACCAGCATATCGTCTACGCCATTACCACCATCGACCGTCCAGTTATACAGTCCAATCAAATTGCCGCCATGTGGCATCTTTGAGCCAAACGTAAACTTCTTCAGCTCACCTGTCACTGAGGCAGTTGGTAGATACCACGCATCGTCTTCATCTTCCAGAATGACCCATATCCGCTGCTTGTGAACCATGACAAACGCCACGTTATCCACAGGGAAGGCAATAGGGGTTGTGTCGTCAGTGTCCATGTAGTGCCAATCAGTACTCGCAGTACCAGAAGGCGGCTGGCTCCATGTATCGGTGGCTTCTTCATACTGCCAGATACCATTCAACCCATCGGCGTAGAACAAGTAATGTCCACGCAAGCCATCACCCGCTGCATCACCCGTAAACTCTGTCCAGACACCAAATCCAGCAGGGTTTTCTGTTTGAGCAAACGTCACTTCTTGAGTGGGATTAGTCGTTGCCAGCAAAGTCGTGTTCCAAATACCTTCTGCCGTTACAGCAAACAGGCGGTCGTTAGCCACATCCTGGATATTGGACTCAAACGGAATAATCGTGTTGACGTTGCTGCTGGGTGCTCTAGGCGGGTCTTCAACGCACCCTGTAGCCCATTCCTGATAGCCTTTGCGTAGTCTAAGCCCATATTCTGAGGGCATGAGGTTAACTGTGTACAAGCAATCCTCTGGAGGCATCATCATCAGGCTATCTACTGCATTGATACCTCCTACACTGGCGGGGAACGTGTAGCTTTTGGCTGAGGGCTGTGTCGCCTGCCCATATCTGCCCAGTGTTTTTTGACGGAAGTAACTCATAAGGTTATACTGCTCCCATGAATATACCTAAAAAACATCATCCTGTTTACCCCGTCTGGAAGCAAATGCGCCAGAGGTGCAATAACCCCAAAAACTGTAGCTACTATAACTATGGGGCTAGAGGAATTCAGGTATGTTCTCAATGGGATGACTTCTGGCAGTTTATGGAAGACATGGGAGAAAGACCCACCCCTCAGCACACCCTTGAACGTACCGACAACAGTCTTGGCTATAGCCCTGATAACTGTAGATGGGCTACTCGAAAAGAGCAGTGTGCCAATAGGCGAGAAAGACCTGACCTTAATTTTGTCTGCGCTTTTGGTCAAAAAATGCCGCTCAAGCGATGGGCTAGTGAGTACGGAATCGACCATTCGACACTTCGCGGAAGACTGAGCCGAGGCTGGCCTCCAGAGAAGGCTCTTACCGAATCCACTAAAGGCCATCAACGCAAGCATTAACGGTTTTACAGTAGGCTGTGTTGCCTGCCCGTATCTTCCCAACGTCTTTTGACGGAAATAGGCCATCAGTAGCCGTACCCAGTGTCGCCTGTATTGCCGTAAGAATTTAAGTAAGGAAATCCTCGGGTGCTGTTAGACGCACTGAGCACTGGAGCACCTTCGCTTTTACCTATTCGGCTGTTAAGCATCGTATCAAACTCCAGCCCTGCAGCAGATGTATCAAATCCCTTAGCTTGAAGGAATTTGAGCTTTAAGAATTTGATAGTTAGCTGCGGGTCAAGGACGCACAAATCACTGCCTGCGCCTATGTCATCTCTGTTGGGTATTGTCTGCCCTTGCTCCATCAACCAGTTGCGGCTGATGTATTCAAAGGTAATCAGCATATCTTCAGGGGCAGGTTGTGGGTAAATATCAATCTTCCCGTCTACCTGCCTGAATGACGCGTATATGGTCTGGGAAACTAGGTCACGCCCTGCCAGATACGTCCAGTCCTGTGCTGATAACGGGCCACCGATAGCAACACGGTTTTTCCGATCCCAACCTGTCTGGTCAATCATGTAATTGAAGTCGTCAGGGAGGTCATAACTGCCTGATGTCCCGTCATTAGCAGGATTGGTATTGATCTCGTACCGTCTGACAAGAACTTGCCACGGATGTAGTTCGCACAATTCCTGCCCTGCCCCCGTCAACAACCCAACCAACTGAATAAACGCCTCGTCTTGGTCGTTAGTCGGGGTGGGAGAGGGCAATAAGCCTACTTCAAGAGCAGCTCTGTTGATAATCGTATCAACGGGCAGGTATCGTGACATACGTTACTCCGCTGCTTTGGCAGCTTCCATTTCGGCTTTAGTACGCCGCTTACGAGGTGCCTTTTCTATTTCAGGCTCTTCCACAGCATCCGTTACTACAGTTTCAGACATTTGAGCAACCAAGGCATCATACTTTGCCTGCATATCGGCCAATGCCGCAGCGGTTGCATCACCTTTCGTGTCTTCAAGGTATTTGGTGGCTTTCTGCTTGAGAAAGTTGATACCCATCACGTTTTGAGCATTGGCATCACTGACAGCAACCAACTGCTCTACCGTGCGAATGTTCAAATACTTCAATTCCTCGCACTGAGAACGTGAAATACCCGCCCATTCCTCCAGCAACGTACCTTCAATGCCTTCCTGATCCTCCCGCGCTTCAAACTTTCGGTAGTGTTCAGCAAAACGCTGCTTATCCATCTTTGTCGCTGGACGGATAACAATCGAATCCTTGTTTCCAGGTGTCATAATCTGGATGTAAGGGACTTCCTCAAAGATGGGCCTGCCAGCCTCTGCACTCTTGGCAGAATTTTCTTTGGGGTGCTTATAGAACTTCACCAGCAATGTTTCATCACCGTGAAAGCGACTGTTGTTCATCGCCAAGTCCGTTATTCCGTGCTCTGCTTCATTTAACATAGTTTTAGCCCTTCTTTTTTTTGCCTTTCGGCGTTATGAGTCATTACAGACTCTTGTTTAATTGTTTTAACGCTTGATTTATCTCAGTTAGAGCTTTGTTGAGTTCCTGCGATGTTACGAACATCTTGGGGATTCCTTAGTCTGGTAGCGGGGTGATACTAAAAGTGCTTAGAGGAAACCCCGTGTTATGGTCGCTGGTTCTGTTTCTGTCAGATGTAACACCAGCTATAGTTGAGTCTTGTAGATTGGACGTTACAACCTGCGTAAATTTTAAAACATTGTCTGTATAACAATAAAGTACATTGTCTATAAGGTCTAATCGGACGGTAACAGGGGTTCCGTCTGTGTGTGGATACGGTATAGGGTCTTGAGCTGGTGCAATTTGACCAGGATATGGAAGGGCATCACGACCAAGTTCCCATAGAACTAACGCTTGCAAGTGGTGCTCTACATACATTGTGTAGCAGAACTCAGGGGCATTCACATTGACACAAGCAACAGGGAATACCGCAACTTCGTGATTACCGTCCCACGTTCCTTCAATACTGTAGTTCTTTGAAAGCGTGTCGATGTAAGTTAAACCTCGGCTCCCTGTCCAGTCTTCAAGACACTCAGGAGTTAGGGGTTTAAATCCAACAACATACTCATCAACTACGCCCATAGGAAACCACCAGTTCTCTTGGCCTGGAAGTCTATGGGCTGACCTAAATTTAGTAAGGGCTAGGTTTGTCCTTTCTGTTCCTACGATTATATCGCTAGTGGGGTTCATGGCATACAGTCCCTAGCCTGTGAGTTAATAATAGTGTCAACACAAATGGTGTCACACAGCAGGCCAGCGTTGGCTGTGCCTTCAGTTTTCTCTATAGACATAGCGCAGTCTGTAGCCGCATTAAATCCATTTCCGTCCAGTACATTATCAAATGTAGCCACCAGAGCACCGTTGATGTAGAAAGTAGTCCTATCATCAACCCCAGAGAAGTGTAGCCTGAATCGAGGTATCTCTGAAAATGCATTAGCCCACGCCTCTACTGCAACACCTGAATCTATTTCAGATGTAGAAGTATCTCCCTGCATAACACACATCCAGTTGGCCTCGCCAAAACGACTCTCAAAGTACATACCTTGATCGTATGTTCCACCACCCGTCCCTTGCATCCACCCAGCGCGGCACCTTGCTCGTTGAGGTGAAGTGGGAAGCTGCTTAGGCATCATTGAAAACCCCATGTGGGTGTCAGACTCTGGGCCAGCTACGAATATACCAAGCGATGTATGCACACCCGCGTATGCTGTGCCGTTACTATTTGTCTCTAAAAGTGCCACTCCGTAGTTAAATACATTACCAGTAGTCTTCTCAACTGACCCTGAGTTGTCTATTTTGCAGACAATAGGCTCAGTTCCGTACAGATCGCCGTCCGATGCCGTAAAGCCGTCTGGAGCATCTATCAGCAAAGAGGCAGAAGAAAGACGCTGGGCATCGTAACCTACCAGCTTCTGCATAGCAGACCCCAGTATTTCAGATGTAGTTACTTGTACACCAGACCCTGTTTGTAAAGCAGGTAGTATCTCATCGCCCTCTAGGACATCTGCGGCATCCAAGGAATCAATGGACGAGCCTGCGGGAATAGTTATGTCAACCTGCCCAGAGCCTTCATCGGTAGCTGTGACCCCATCTCCTACAAAGTTTAAGGTAGAGGCAGCAGACTCTACAGAGCTTCCCTCGTTTTCTACGGCAACCCCTCCGCTACTGGGTAATGATGATACAGGTGAGCGGAAATAGCCTGAACCATCAACACCAACTAACTCATCTGAGCCAGTGGGGTTGGTTTTTTGTGGGAAGTCTTGGAATCTTTCGTCAGCCATTACGGTGTTCCTGTAAACGTCAGGACATTGCTTGCCCCGTCAAAAGTCAGTACGTTATCCAACCCGTTGAATGTCAGCACAAGGTCAGATGCCAGTGAATTAACGGTCAAAGAAGCACTGTTGGATACCGTTTCTCCAGGTTGAGCATTTGAACACTTTACTCGGTACGCTGTGCCGCTCTGCCCAACCAAAGTAGGGTCAATAAGCAGAGCATTGGTTGTAGCACCACTGAATGAGCCGCCATCAACAATATCCACCCACGCTGGGCCTATCTGCCATTGATAAAGAATGGTGCTGGCATCGCCACTTGTCGCTACAACGCTAAATCCAGCGGGGTCAGGCTCATCAACCGTGAGACTCTGAGGCTGGGTGTTAATCGTTACCCCTAGAAAGGGCGCAAGCCCGTTTACACGAACTGCCCCTCCTGTCGTAAAGGGTACGCCTCCCACATAACGCTCTGCAGGAGAGGTGTCCATTGCCAACTTGCCGTTAGCTGTAAAAGGAGCAGCACCACTGCCAGAATACGCAATAGGCTGTGACTGCTCGACACAAATGCGCCCAGCGGCAGAGAAAGGAATGCCCTGATGCCAATGAGAGACAGCGTCAGCTATTGTGACAGCCAATCCAGTCGCATCAAAGGGCAAGCCTTGGTCAAAGTAAGCGGGGGCTGACGTACCATCTACGGCTTCCAACACCCCGTCTACTACTGCATTTTGCAGCAGTTGAGACATTTACGCTCCTTCTTCCCAACCTGTCGCCAAGTCGGTGAGTGACGCATTCGCTACACCTGTAATCGGGGCATCATTGTCGGGGCGAGAATCAGTGTTTATGTCCTGATTATCAGGATTTGCGCCATAGCGAATAGTCGCATCAGGTGCAGTACCCATGCCAGTCGAGGGGGCTGTCGTGATGCCGCCAGAGGATGCCGCCCCAGAAGGGGTGTACAGTGCCTGAGTCGTGTCCCATGTTGTAGCAACATTTCCGCTACGAGCGACAATACCGTCACCGCCAATTACTTGACTGATTTGACCATCACGCGCATTCCCAAACTGATCCAGCAAGCTCCAGCTACCGACAGATTTTCCGTCAATAGTTATTAAAGATTCCTGCAAATCAGGGTTTTGGTCGCTAATACCAATACCAGGATTGTTGGAAGCACCAAAGTTCATACCAGTGTCCGTTGAAGCATCAGGTACGCGAGTACCCATTGCTGTGACAGCCGCATCGTCTACAAAAAAAGTCGGTTGTGCTTGTGCCATGTTGTTCTCCCAAAAAGAGGGGCTTTCACCCCTAAAGGCCCACCCCCATTTCTGAGGGTAGGCAGGGCTACCGCTATTAAGCGTTTAAGTCCAAACGACCTTGGAACTGCGCTCCGCTACAGGTCAAGTTGCCAGCCCAAGCGAGTATTTGGACTTCGGCATCTTGGTTAGTCGCGTAACGGCGGTTCGGAGACAGCGGAACCATGTTGCGGTTGCTGTGAGGCCGATAGTGGAGGTAATCAGTGTTCAGGAAGAACGCTGTACCTGCGGGGCAGAAGCCACCGATACCACCATCCAGACATACATCAGCGTCCATGTACTTCAGAGTCGGGAAGCCAAGGTTTCCAGTCTCAGGTGAAGTGAAACGCTGCTGCGCTTGCAGGGACTCGGTGTAAGTAGACCAAACAACATTGTCCACCATAATCAGGTCAGGACGGTCAGTGCCGCGAACCTGTTGTACCCACAGGTCATTGAACAGACCTTGGATAGTGGTGGGGTCAGCCGCAGCCGCATCAACAAACTGGTTACGCCAGAATGTCCAGGTAGCACGATCAATGCCGCCGTAAGTGCCTGTAGCAGGGTTCAGAGGGATTGCAGCATCCAATCCGTCAATCTCCTTACCACCCGCGCCAGTACCGTCTGAATACAGACCCCCTGAAATCAGGTTAGCCAACGTAGACTCAGCAACAGACAGTCGGGCATCGAGAAGATCAATCATCTTCTCTCGACCAGCGTTCTGAAGCATTTCCAGGCCAGAGATAACTACGGGAACCGCAGCCTGCTTGATGTTGAACTCAGCCGCACTGATTACGTCTGAAACACCTACGGGCAGGATGTCATACCCTGAGTACCAACCACCGTTGGTGTTCTCAGCGAAAGAGAGTTCCTGAAGGATTTTGGAGCCACCTGAGAAGGTCTTAATCTTCCCTTTGCCTTCCAGT